GTAGTTTTGAGAAAGATTGTAATCAAAATTGCAGACTTTGATTCTTCTACAGAAGTCTTCACATCAACTTCTGAAATTAGGTTATTAAACAACAAATTAAAAACTGGTGATAAAGTAGTTTATTATAACAACCAAAATTCTAATATAGGTGGAATACAAAATAATAAAACTTATTTTGTAATTAAAAATGATTCTAACAAAATAAAACTAGCAACTTCTTATTATGATAGTACAATTGGAAATGCAATTCCCATTACTTCTGCCAGTACTGGAACTCATTCATTTGCTTTAGTCAATCCGCCTTTAACATTTACTAAAGGAAATTTAATAGAGTTTGACCTATCAGATTCATCATTGATTGGAATGGATCTGAAAATCTATAAAGATGAAAACTTTATAGATGAAATTGAATCATTCAATTATCAAAGAAACTTAATTGAATCTGGATTAGGTGGTGCTAAATTAACAATTAATACTGGATTAACAAATATTCAAAATCAAATTTACTATAATTTAATTCCATCTGGTTCTCCAAGCATTGAAAAATATCAAATTTCTTCTGATTTAGAAGTTAATGGTAGAAATAAAATTATTTTTAATTCTACTACAATTAATTCAGAATATTCAATTATTTCTACAGGTTCAACATCATTTAAAATAAATTTAAAAAACAAACCAGAATCGGTAAGTTATACGACATACTCAGGAATTTCTTCAATATACTATGATACTAACTCTGAAAATACCAAAGGTCCAATATCTACAATTAAAATAAATTATTCTGGAAATGGTTATTCAAAAATACCTTCGATTAGTAGTGTATTATCGAGTACCGGAACAAGAGCAATTTTAAAATCAGCATCTTCTACTATAGGTAAAATTGATATTACCGAGAGAGTGAAGGATGGTTATGATTATCCAACCGATAAAACATTAAAACCATTTTTGAGTGTGCCTACAGTAGCACAAATAAAAAATATTTCAAGAGTTGATTATATCGGAATTGTTACTGGTGGTAAAGGGTATAATTCTGCTCCAAGATTAGTTGTAATTGGAAATGATAAAATTAAATTATCATCTGCCGTAAATGGTGGATCAGTTTCTATTGTAAGTATACTTGAAAATTCAAATGAATTATCCATTCCATTGAGAATTGTTCCAACAAATAATTCAAATGGTTATGACATTGATGATATTGTTGTTGCAGGAAATAATGTAACATTAGAACTCATAAACAGTAATAACCAAATTTACCCATTGATCACTACTGGATATGGAACAACTGAAGTTGTATTCCCATTCTCTGTTGGAGATGAAATTTTTATAGAAAAATGTAGATTGAATCTAACTGAGAGAGATGAGTCTGGAAATTTGGTTGCTAAAGATAATTTCAATTCAAAAGATTACGGTTATAGTTTCTTTACTGTCACTGGTGTTGATACTGGAAATTATACCGTAACTTACAGCATGGAAGGATTTTCCAATAACCTTGGTGAATACACAAGTGACTTTAACTATGGTTATGTTGTCAATAAAAAAGACATGGCAGAATTTGAAATGGTATTAATTGATGATTCTAAGTATATTTCTGGTGAGTCTGTTTCTGGATTTGATGAATTTGGAACTAATACATTTTATGCTAAAGTGATGGAGAATGGATGGGATACAGATACAAATCAAATAAGATTAATAGATTCAGTCGGAACTTTAAGAGTAGGTAATGTATTAGTTGGTGAAAAGTCAAAAATTAGAGGATTAGTTGGTACAGTTAATGATTTTAATATTCCAGCAAATCTTGGAGTGAGCAGAGAAAAAGTTAACCAATTTAGTGATAACGTTGGTTTTTTAAATGATTATCAACAAAGAATCTCTGATAATAATTATTACCAGAAGTTTTCTTATTCAATTAAGAGCACTATTCCATATGATGATTGGAGAGAACCAGTAAAGTCGTTAGTTCATCCAGCAGGATTAAAAGAATTTTCTGACTTAGATATTGTTGGGATTGCGACAACTGGACCTGTAAATATAGGTATTGCAAAATCTTTTAATATGAAGGTAGGTGTTGCAATTACTGACATATCATTAAAAGTTAACATTGATAATTTAGAGTCATTCTATAATAAGTACAATTTCTCAATGGTTACTGAGGATGAGCAACTTGAAGATGGTTCTATAGAAAGAATATTTTTCCCAGATGGAGTTAACTTACTTCCATTTATTTTAAATAAAACAAATAAAGTCATTCCCATTGATGATATTAGTGATCAATTTACTGGATTCACTACTTCTCTTGGAGGTGAAATTATTGGAATTACATCATTTAAGTTAAAAAATAATGGAACCTCGTTGTTCTATCATTTGTTTGACTCATATGATTTAAATATTGTTGATTTAGATGGAGATAGATTTTTCATTCCAAATCATAATTTTCAATCTGGGCAAAAACTCAAGTATTTAAATAATGGACAAACAAGAATAGGAATTGCAACTACATCATTGGTAGAAAGTTCTATAAAAGTTTATTCCAATAGTGGAGAAGTTTCAGTTGCATCACCTGAATCAAACATAATCATGGAAATTGGTGGTACTACTGGTAGTGCTTTGTATGAAAATGGATATAATGTTGCAATTACTGGACCAATATCTGGTGTTTCCTCAAATGTAACTCCAAATTATTCATTCAATCAAAATGCATTTTATGGTTTCCCAAATGGTTATCCACAAAACTCTACTACCGGAGTAGGTACTGATGCTAGATTTAGTGTTTTCATTGTTTACAATTCAAGTACAGGATCTCCAATTTCAACATCAGTTGTTTTGGTTCAAGGTGGAAATGGATATTCAGTTGGAGATGTGGTTTCTATATCTGGAACATATTTTGGTGGATCTAGTCCAACAAATGATTTATCATTTACAGTATCAAGAGTTGCAAATACGATAATACCTTTAGAGGCAAATAACAGTTATAATAATGTTTCTGGAGTAACTGTTGTTGGGGTTGGAACGAGTGCAACCTTCAATATTTCTAGAGATTCAACTGGTGCGATTTCTTCAGTCCAGGTAGTTAATGGTGGGTATGATTATACTTTAAGTGACAACATTACAATTTTAGGATCTGATGTCGGTGGGGTTACTCCTGGAGATGATATATATCTATCACCAACAATTCTTGGAAGAAATACTCTTCCTGATACACTTTATGTTGAAAAGATTGATGATAACCATTTTAGTGTTTCTGGTTTAAGTACTTCTGAACCTCTTAATCTAACTTCAGTTGGTGTTGGTCAACATGAATTCATTTATGAGAATCAAAATGCAAGCAGTATAATCTCTATAGACAACATTATCCAAAGTCCCCTTTATATAAGAGACATTTCGGTATCTTATTCTGGAGTTATAGGGTTAACCACTACATTAATTCCTATTAGTTCTGGAATCTCTTCTATTACAACTTTAGATATTCTAAAGATAGAATCAGAGTATTTTAAGGTTAAAAATATTATTGGAAATAATTTAGAGGTTTCAAGAGGATTTTTAGGATCTATTCCTGATGTTCACTCTTCTGGAATAGCAGTTACAGTTTTCAGAGGTGATTTTAATATTGTTAAAGATACAATTTATTTTACTACTGCTCCATATGGTCCAACTGGTCCAGAAGGATTAAAAACTAAGTCTTCATTTAATGGAAGAATTTTTTCAAGAAGATTCGATCCTTATGCAATAAATGATAAAAATATTGTTCTTGATGATATTTCTCAAAACTTTACAGGAATTGCTGCTACACAATTTGTTTTAAAATCAAATAAAGAAAATGTTGTTGGAATATTTACAGATACTAATAGTTTACTTGTATCTGGTTCTAATATAAACAACAATCCATTTATTTTAATAAATAATATCCCACAAATTTCTAAGGTTGATTTTGACATTGATACTCCAGGACAAAATACTATAAAATTCTTGACTGGAACACCAAAAGCAGGAAAAATTTCTAGGGTAGCAATTAGTACTGGATTTGGTTATCAACCATTAGTTGGAGCATCTGCAACAGTTTCTGTGTCTGTTGCAGGTACAATAAATGGAATTTACCTTACGGGGAAAGGTTCTGGATATAGAACTGCTCCTGTGATTACTTTGCAATCTAATGTTGGAAGTGGAGCATCATTCTCTGCCTCTATTGGTGCTGGAGGAACAATAACAAGTTTGGCAATTGTTAATCCAGGTTCTGGATATACGACAAATATTAAACCAAATGTTATAATTGGAATTCCCTCAAGTTACAGTGATCTTGGTCTTTCTTATGCTAATGGGTTCAGTGGAATTGGTACTGGTGCTAGGGTTTCTGTTGTTGTTGGTAGTGGATCTAGTATAATAGGATTTAAATTAGAAGAACCTGGAATTGCATACAAAGTTGGAGATGTTCTTGATGTATCTGGTATAACAACCAATCCTACAGTTGGTGCTGCATTCAGTGCCTTTAGAGTTACAGTTCAAGAAGTTCAAACTGATAAATTCTCTGGTTTTTATCCAGGTCAATTTATAAAATTTGATGATATTGGTAGATTTTTTGATGGAAGAAAAACTAAATTTACATTAACTGTTACTCAAGGAACTCAAACTAGTATATTAACATTTAAAGTAGATCCTAATTCTACATTAAAGATTGAAAATAACTTCTTTATTTACATTAATGACGTTTTACAAGAACCTCTTGTCTCTTATAGTTATTTTGGTTCAAGAATTATATTTAAAGAAGCACCAAAAGCAAATTCAAAGTGCACCATATTGTATTATAGAGGTTCAGATCTTGATGTTGAGCAAATTGATCCTCCAAGGACAATTAAGGAAGGTGATACTGTAAAGATTGGAGAAAATATTTTAGATCTTTATGATAGAGAACAGTTCGAGAGAGTTGTTAAAAAGATAGTATCATCTAATTCTTTAGATACATTTACTTATGATAGCATTGGCATTAATACAGATCAAACTAAAGAAAGACCTTTAACATGGAAAAAACAAACAAAAGATGCAATCATAAGTGGTGTATTCTATTCTAAATCAAGACCAAGTTTACAATCTAGAGTTGTCCCAACAACTAAAATCATAAAAAATGTAGATAAGACTGATACTTCAATTTATGTCAGCAATGCATTCCCATTATTCTCAAATGTTGATAATTTATCTGAGGATTTGAGAAACGTAATAGTAAGTGATAACAAAGAAATAACCCCAGCATTACTGCAACCAGTAATTTCAAGTGCAACTGAAGTTTCTGGAGTAACTGTGAATTATGGTGGTGTTGGATATGCATTAACTACAAACCCAAAAGTTTCAATATCTTCTGCGTTTATATCGAAAAAAGATTCTATTTTAGACTGGAAAACAACATCAGGGATTAACACAACATATGATTTTAAATCAATTGCTTACGGAAATAATATAGTTTCTGTTGGATCTAGTGGTTTAGTTGGAGTTAGTACAAATGGGTTTACTTGGAATAAGCAAACAACAGGATACGGCACTACAGTAAACTTTAATTCCATAATCACATATACAAATAATCAATTTGTTTCTGTTGGAAGTACAGGAACTGTATTTTCTTTTGTTGGAATAGGGACTACAGTGTCCTCTATAACTAAGTTTAAGTTAATTAAAGAAACTTATATTCTTGGTTATGAAATTCCAGTCTTAAGTGCAAGTACTTACAATAAAGAATTTAATGACGTAACGTACTCTTCTTCAAAAAATACAATAGTTGCCGTTGGAGAAGGATCTGGTCTGTTCTCTTCAGTTGGAATTGGAACTACAACACTTTATGAAAAAGTTTCTCCTGCAATTTCAAATTTAAAGAGTATCTGTAATAATGATTTTTACTTTGTCGCAGTTGGAAGTAGTGGAAAAATAATCTATTCAATAAATGCTCTAATTTGGTATATTGTACTGCAAACAAATACATCTGAAACACTAAACAGTGTAATTTGGGATGGATCGAGATTTATTGCTGTAGGTAATGTAGGAACAATTTTGACTTCAACAAATGGTTATGATTCTTGGCAAAAACTTAATACTAATATTTCCCAAAATATTTTAAAGATAAGATATTATGACGGATACTATGTATTACTAACATCTCTTGGTGATTTGTACTACTCATTTGATTTAACAAGATGGTTACTGAGAAGCACAAAACAATCAAATGATATTAAAGACATGGTATTCATTGACTCTTTAGGTGATGAAGGAAGATATATTGCTGTTGGAACAGGAGCAACAATAATGTACTCAGAACCTGTCTTTAACAGAACAACAGCAGTGGCAAACGTTACTTCTGGTGTAGTGACTAGTGTAACTGTTTTAAACCCAGGATTTGGTTATTCTTCTGATAATGCACCCCCAGCATTGGTCGAATATGATGGAAATAAAGTTGAGCAAATAAAATCAGTAAAAGTTAAAGGTGATTTTGGTATCATTACAAGAGTTTCTGTTGGATCAAGTACAATCGACTTTGTATTGAAATCAGAACAGTATGATAATTCAACTCTTGGAATTGGTTATAGTTCATTAGATTCATATGGAGTTTTAAGTAGTGGATTAGAAGTTGGAGATTACTTTGTAATTTTACAAAGTAATGCGATTGCTGGTCATGCATTAACGGGCATTTCAACTTATCTTGGGGGATTAGGTGCGTATCCAAGTTCAAGAATTGGAACTGCAAAGTCATTCATTGATGGGGTATACAGAGTTGAAAGAGTTACATCTGCTGCTGCTGGAATAGTTACAGTTGGATGTAATTTTGCAAAATCTCCTTCTGGTGGTGCAATACAAGTAACTGTTCCTGCAAATACAAATGGATTTGCAGGAAGATATAGTTGGGGGAAAATTTACGATTATCAAAATCGTTCAAGAGAGACTCCAAAAGACTTTGTTGTAAACACAAATAATGGTTTGACTGGATTATCTACTGGACCAGATGTGTACAGAACACGTAGTCTATATTATAACTAAATAACTTACTTCTCAACTAAATAGAAAAAAGTGTTTGTTTAAAATGGCCGCAATTATATCTGACCAATTTAGGATTTTAAATGCTGATACTTTTGTAAAAAGTCTTGTTTCCGTAGGGAATACATATAATACATATTATACCTTTATTGGTCAGCCCAATAGTATTAATTCTTTGGCAAATGGAAATATTAATTGGAACACCTCAACTCCACCACCTCTTGATGGGTTTAAAGAAGAGAGTGAGATAAAAGAAACTATTATTGCAATGAAAAAAATCACTCAAAGTGATGTAAAAAGAATGATAAGAAAAGTCCAATGGACTGCTGGAAATACTTATGAAATGTATAGGCATGATTATACAATTTATAATAAAACTCCAAACACAGATCAAGCAAATTTATATGATGCAAATTACTATGTAATAAATGAGGATTTGAGAGTTTATATTTGTTTACAGAATGGAACAGATCCAGAAAACTCAGGAGGCAAACCATCATTTGATCAACCAAGTTTTATTGATTTAGAACCAAGGTCAGCAGGAACAAGTGGTGATGGATATATTTGGAAATATCTTTATACAATCAAACCATCAGATATAGTAAAATTTGATTCTATTGAATATATTCCTGTCCCTGATGATTGGGGACAAACGGGTGAATCAATTGCAACCAAAAACAATGCGATTGATGGAAAAATTGAAATCATTACTATAACCAACAGAGGAAATGGTTATGAACCTATATCCAAGTCTTTCACAAACATCCCAATTCTAGGGGATGGAGAAGGAGGAAAAGCAACCATCACAATTGATTCATTCGGTAAAGTTTCTGAAGTGTTTGTGACTGATGGGGGAAGTGGATACACAAAAGGAATAATAAAATTTGCCCCAGGTGAACCTGGAATACCATTAGAACTATCTAATGATATTGACATAGCAACTTTTGATGTTATCATCCCACCAAAGGGTGGTCACGGATATGACATTTATAGAGAACTTGGTGCATATAGAGTTCTTTTATATTCTAGATTCTCTACTGATGAGACAAATCCAGATACAATTATAGGAAATGATTTTGCAAGGGTAGGTGTTTTAAAAAATCCTACAACTACTGGAAGTGATGTAGAAATATTAACTGCCTCTGAAGTAAGTGGTTTAAATGCATTAAAATTAACTGGAATTACTAGTTTAACTACATATGCTGTAGATTCTATTATAACTCAAACAGTTGGTTCTGGAGTTACTGCAATTGGATTTGTTGCGTCTTGGGACAATGTAACTGGTGTTCTTAAGTATTATCAACCAGCAGGTTTAGCAACATCAAGAGTTGGTTATAAAATAAATAAATTTACATCATCTCCTGCATCTGGAGGATCTTTAGTAATTAATTGTGATACGATAATAGGATCTCCATTGTCTATACATTCTTCATTTACTGGTCTAAGTACTGTAATAAATAATAGGACATATCAACTTGGAAGTAACTTTGTTTCTGGAATTTCAACTTCAGAATATAACAAAAAATCTGGTGAGATTATTTACATTGATAATTTCAAGGCAATACCAAGATCTTTAAGTCAAAAAGAGGATATTAAAATAGTACTGGAGTTCTAAGAAATGCCCCAAAATACCAACTTAAACATATCTCCATATTTTGATGATTTTTCAGAATCTAAAAAATACCAAAGAGTTTTATTTAAACCAGGAACTTCAGTACAGGCTAGAGAATTAACTACATTACAGTCCATATTGCAAAATCAAATTGAAAAATTTGGTCAGCATTTCTTTAAAGAAGGATCCATAGTAATTCCAGGTCAAATTGCATATGATTCAAATTACACTTGTGTTCAAATTGACGACACTCATTTAGGGATTCCTGTATCTTTTTATATTTCAAGTTTGATTGGAAAAACAATAAAAGGAGAAACAAGTGGGGTTACGGCAAAGGTAGAAAATTATATTTTAGGAACAGAATCAGAAAGAGAAAACACAACATTATACATCAAATATCAAAGTTCAAGTGAAACTGATTTTTCAACCAAAACTTTTGTAGATGGTGAAAACTTATTAGTTTTAGAAGATATTAGTTATTCATTAAGTACAATTAGAGCAAATACAACATTTGCAACTACTATTTTAACAAATTCAACTGCTGTTGGATCTGCAGCGAAGATTTCTAGTGGTGTTTATTTTATTAGAGGATTTTTTGTAAGTGTAGATAGTCAGTCAATTATCTTAGATCAGTACGATAATCTTCCATCTTATAGAGTTGGTCTATCTATAGAAGAAGAGATTGCTGTTGCATCAAATGATTATAATGATTTGTATGATAATGCCCAGGGATTTTCTAACTTCTCTGCCCCTGGAGCAGATAGATTAAAAATTTCTACAACCCTAACCAAAAAGGGTATAAATGATTTTAACGATGAGAATTTTATTGAACTTTTAAGAGTAGAAGATGGTGTTCTTAAAAGTTTCGTACAGAATCCAGAATATAATCTTATTGAAGATGAACTTGCCAGAAGAACTTATGACGAATCTGGAGACTATTATGTTAAAGCATTTGTAATAAATGCTAAAGAGTCTTTGAATAATAGAATCGGAAACAATGGAATTTATTATGAAAATCAGCAAACAAGACAAGGAAATATCCCTTCTGCTGATTTAGGATCATTAACAATTAGTCCAGGAAAAGCTTTTGTTAGAGGATATGAAGTAGAAACCATTGATACTACTATTTTAGACTTTAACAAATCAAGAACTACAGAAAAAGTAACTAATCAATCTATTCCAATTTCAATAGGAAGACAGATTAGATTAAATAATGTTTATGGTTCTGTCCCTGTAGGATTTGGAACGACTTCTCAAGTTTCTTTATATGATTCAAGAACTTCAACTCCAGG